CTTATCTTCTAAAGAAGTCTCTTCTGTCAAATCTCAATTGAAGAATTTTCCTGATAGAAATTGGGAAGAATTAAAGACACAAGGATTTTCTATCATAGCTGAAAATGAGGAAAAGATAAGAAGCTGTGAGGACTTAATCTCAGAGAGTCAGACTTCTCTCTCTCTTTTAAGATCAGATCTTTCTAGGCATAACGCTTCTCCTGTTACACAGACAGACGTTGACACTCAGGCTAGGAGAGTAGCTGATCTAGAGAAAAAAGTGAATGAATGCACAAAAAATATTGATGATCTTACTGAAGAGATTAAGGCTCTTTTAGATAAGACAAGTGCATTACAAATTCTTATTGACACTATAGATGTGGTCTGTCTACGTAAAAAGCAGGATGCCCAGATTAAACTTCAGTCTGCTATAACTGACTTGAGACATTCTTATGAAAAGGAAGAGACATTACTAAATGCTCAGAAGAAGTCACTTAAGATACTTGATGATGTACCATGCGGAGACGATTATCCAACGTGCAAATTTATTAAAGATGCACATGTGAATAAGAAAGCATTGCCAGAACAAGAACGACGAACTGCTAAAGCGCTCAAACTTCTTGATGACGCAAAAGAGTCTATGACTGAACTATCCGATGATACAATTGAAGAGAAAATAAAAAAGCACGAGAAAGCTACACAACTTCTCAGCAAGGTCAGTCTCGAGATATCCAAGAAGGAAACTGACATAGCTAAGTTACAGAACCACTCTGGGACTTACACTATGACTCTCAAAGAAGCAAAAGATAAGCTCGAAATCTTAAAGAAGTCTGTGGACACAGAAGAAGCTGAAGAAGTAATTGAAATAAAAGAAAAGATCAGTTCTTTGGTTGACTCCATTAAGACGTATGATAAGCAGAAGCTAGAGTTTGCATCTTTAATTGGTAAGACTCAGTCTTCTTTAGAGAAGCTTGCTGAAGAGAAGAAGACACGAGACGGCCTACTTCAGAATGTTCGAATGCATGAACTTGTTGCCAACGCTTTCTCTAAGAAAGGAATACCTCTTCTTGTTACAAAGTCTCAGCTTCCGCTAATAAACGCAGAAGTCTCTAAGATACTTCAGGGTATAGTAGATTTCACAATTGAACTTGAGTCCGATGAAGACACAGACTCTTTAGAGATATACATAAATTATGGTGATTCAAAGAGAATTATAGAACTGTGCAGTGGAATGGAGAAAACCATATCTGCTATTGCACTTCGTGTTGCAATGTTAAATGTGTCATCACTTCCAAAGCCTGATTTCTTTATCATTGATGAAGGTTTTGGAACTTTGGATAGTGCTGGTGTTGAAGCTTGCGGAAGATTCTTGACTTCATTAAAGAGATATTTCAAGACAGTTCTTGTCATAACACATGTCGACGGAATAAAAGACAACGCCGATTGTATACTAGAGATTACTAAGAACGAAAAAGACTCTAAGATTGACTACCAATGACTGAATGGAAGAATTACACCAAAGACAGACTTATTTTTTGTCACCCTGAAGGATTTTTTGTCATTAAGCCTTCCGTTATGCAAGAAAAACAACCTCTCTTTTGTCCTCTTTGCGACGGAATAATGAGAAGTAGTTTTGATGAGTCTTCTTATGAAAAATTTAAGTGCTGTGATTCGTGTGCTACTTTTTGGGCATATCCCAATAAAGCTAAGTGGCTTGAAGGATGGAGACCGTCTCCTGAGGAAGTACAGAATAAATACAAGATAAGAACATAATTAAAATCTAGGAGTTTCTTTTAATGCCAAAGACAATCGACATCAATGCCCTGGGACAAGCCATCGACAGCACTTGGGGTAGATCATCTACTCCGAAAACGGCATCATACTCCGTTAAATTTTCTTTCCTCGGTGACAGTCGTCTTCTTGCTTCTTACAAAGTCATAACAAATTTTGTTTCTGAAAAAGAAATGATTCTCATGAAGAGAAGTTGTACTGAAGAGTCAGAGGGAGTAATCGCTGAACATATAAAGTCAGTCAAAGACATTTACACCCAGCTTACTGGAGAATCTCTAAGTCTTAAGGAAGAAAGTTCTACGGACTCCCTTGAGATAATAAATTTTAATGTTCACAATCCAAAGAGAACGGCTTATTATAGGCGCAAGGTGGTTTTTGAGATTGCATGATTAGCAGTAATGGAAGCATGTCTCGGCAGGCACAGGTCGCTGAGATACTAAAATGTGGCAAAGATCCAACGTACTTCATGAAGAAGTACTGCAAGATACAGCATCAGCTACGTGGTCTCATACCATTTGACACATATGATTTCCAGGACGACTGCGTAAAGCAATTCCAGCAGCATCGTTTTAATATAGTTCTCAAGTCCAGGCAGCTCGGCCTCTCAACGGTCTCGGCTGCCTATGTTGTTTGGTATGCAATCTTCAAGAAGGACAAGAACATCCTCGTCATTGCAACGAAGCTTAACACTGCAATCAACTTCATCAAGAAGGTGAAGACAATGCTGGATGGTCTTCCTCCGTGGCTGCTGCTCTGCAAGTTTGAACCTACTAAGCAGTCCATTAGATTCACAAACGGGTCTACAATCACAGCAGTTCCAACCTCTCCTGATGCCGGACGTTCCGAAGCTTTGGCTCTCCTCATCGTAGATGAGGCAGCATTCATCAGAGACTTTGATGAGATCTGGACATCACTCTACCCAACTCTCTCAACCGGCGGTTCTGCAATCATCTTGTCCACTCCAAACGGCGTAGGAGGACAGTACTATAAGCTGTGGACAGAAGCAGAGTCGGGTGCTAATGACTTTAATCCAATTCGTCTACCTTGGAATGTCCACCCCGAACATAATCAGGCCTGGTTCGACAAGGAGACGAGAAACCTCACAAAGAGACAAATTGCACAAGAGTTTCTTTGTGACTTCGTCTCCTCAGGAGACACATTTCTACAGCCTACGGAGTTTGAAAAGCTGAGAACGATGATCAAGCCTCCGCTTCTAAAAGAAGGGCCACAGAACGGAGTTTGGATCTGGAAGAATCCCGAGCAAGGAAGAAAATATGTTATATCTGCGGATGTCTCACGTGGAGATGCGGCAGATTTTTCAACTTTTCATATCATAGATTACGAGTCTTGTGAAGTTTGTGCCGAGTTCATGGGAAAAGTACCACCAGATAGATTTGCAGAACTTCTTTCAACCTATGGCAGGAGATATAATCAGGCATTAATATGCCCAGAACAAAACACGTTCGGCTACTTTACTTGCACAAAGTTGAGAGATGAAGGTTATCCTCACTTATATTATCAGCAGAATGGTGGCGATCATTTTGGTTACAAGTCCTCTGATCCCGAATCTATTCCTGGTTTTTCTACACAAACAAAGACTAGGACTCAAATACTCACTAAGTTAGAAGAATCTATTAGAAACGATAGACTGAAGTCTTACTCTCAGCGTCTGTATGACCAACTACAGGCGTTTATTTGGAACGGCGCGAAAGCTCAAGCTGCAAAAGATGCGCATGATGACCTAATCATGAGTCTTGCAATAGGAACTTGGCTTGTTGTAGGAGAAGGCAGTTCTGACCCGCAAGGAATGGCTATGGCCATGGCTATGCTCAAAGCTACTACTGTAGGCAATAGAAATTTCAACGATTTACCGGGTGGTTTAAATCAAGTTCGCCCTGTTCCGAACGCGCAGATACAGGGATTTACTCCCGAAAAAGTACATCAACCAAGAAATCCAGAAGACATTAAACATGTTGACGTCTCAGATTTTTCTTGGCTGTTTAAATAATAAGATACATATAGCTATCACCAGAGGGTATCATGTCCAAGATCGGAATTTCAAGACTCAAGAAGATCATTCGCGAGGAGCTACAGAACATCTATGAAGGTGCGGACGAAGACGCTGCTGCCAAAATAATGAGCGGCGCGTCCAAGCTTCTTAACGCGATAGAGAGTTTTAAAGAGACTGCAAGTGAGAAGGTTAAGGCTGAAGTAGGATCTAATCTCGATGGTGTAGAGCAACTTCTTAAGAGAATCGTGTCGTCACCAATGCAGTATGTAGACGTTGCATCACCCGGTCCAAAAAAGGTTACTCTTAAGCCCGAGAAGAAAGAAGTAGTGTAAAGTAAAGCATCAAGGGTCGTTTTTCCAATAGAACGACACAAATAAAATGGCGAAAAAAGAAGACCAAAACCTCTTTCAGAAACTCACAAAGTTATTTCGTAGTGGTCCTGTAGTCAAGAGAAAGATACGGACACTCGATACAACAGTTGCAGTCGCCGACAAGACTAAGTCTTCCGGCGCTTTGTTGTTTCAGAAGTCTATGGCTCCAACTTACGCCACCATTACGGCGAACGCCTACAACTTGTCAGAGCGGTTGATGAGGTACCAAGATTTCGCAGAGATGGAGTACACTCCGGAGCTAGCAGCGGCTTTGGACATCTACGCAGATGAAACTTGCGCACAGGACGAGAAGGGTCGTGTCCTTCACATCTACTCTGACAACGAGAAGATCAAGGAGATTCTGGAGGACCTCTTCTACAATACCTTAAACGTGGAGTTCAACCTTCGTTCTTGGGTACGAAACCTGGTCAAGTACGGTGACATGTTCCTCTACAACGACGTGTCTCCTGAACACGGTGTTATTAACGCATTCCCCATACCTGTCAATGAGATAGAGCGTGAAGAAAACTACGATCCCAACGATCCCATGGCAGTTCGTTATCGATGGGTCACCCTCGGTAATCGCACCCTTGAGAACTGGGAGGTAACACACTTCCGCCTCCTCGGCAACGACATGTTTCTTCCGTATGGATCTTCCATCATCGAGCCAGCTCGAAGAATCTGGCG